GGCTGGTTCCAGAGCCGGTTCCCGATGCTGATTTTTTGCAAATGTCTCAAGATGATGTCCGCAAGTGGAAAAATAATGTTTTGCGGTACTGGAAAATGTTTGCGGAATCGCCAAATTGCGACACTTTCCATAGGGATAACTTTTACGAGCTGACCAGGCTTGTTTGCAGGGCGGCGGACGAAAGCGGGGATGTCTTTGTAACAATGCCGCGTTTCAGGCGCAGCAACACCCCGTTCGATTTAAAAATTCAGGTTACCGAAGCCGACTGCGTTTCAGACCCTGACGCATTGGGGCGCATGGAGTATGAGAACTTGGGTAACGATATTTTCGGCGGCGTTGAAATTTCCCAATGGGGCAATGTATTGGCGTATTGGTTTTATACCGGCCATCCTTTAGAGATCCGGCGCCGAAGCTCTTTCCGCTATAACGACAAAGAATACCCGCGATGGATACGCATACCCGCCTACGGCGCAGAAACAGGGTTGCCAAACGTCCTTCACATAATGAAGTCCCAGCGGCCCGGCCAGCGCCGGGGTTTGCCGCTGATAGCTCCGGTTATAGAACTGGCGCTGACGCTTGACCGCTACATGAAGGCCGAGGCAATAGCCGCGCAGATACAGGCTATGTTCACTTTGGTCATAACGACAGAAAACCCAGAAGCGGCCATGGGAGAAATGGATGAGATGCAGGGAGAGGATGGGGAACGGATCACGGAAGGTGACGACAACCTGATAACACTAGGTCCCGGCATAGTTCAATACGCCAGAAAGGGCGAGGATGTAAAGCCGGTTAATCCCTCAAGGCCGTCAACAGCATTTGCGTCATTCATGGAAACCACCCTGCAAATGATGGGCTCTGTGACGCTGCCTTATGAATTGCTGGTGCAGAAATTCGGTCAGTCATACAGCGCAAGCATGGCGTCAATGAATATGTCTCATACAAAATTTAAGGTTCGCCGGGGAACTCTGGTTTCTGACTTTTGCCAGCCTGTTTATGCGGCATTTATGGATGAGGCGGTTCTTAAAGGGTGGGTGAATGCTCCTGGGTATTTTGAAAATCCCGTGGTCAGGCTGGCCTACCAGTGTTGCAAGTGGGCTGGAATCGGCATGCCGCAGGTCAATTTGAAAGACTCCGTAAATACCGCAGAGAAAATGATTGCCCTTTCCTTATCCACGGCCGGCGAACAATCGAGCGAGTTAAACGGTTCCGATTACATGGAAAACCTGAGCGTCCGGGCCAGAGAAATAGAAGCGGCGAAAGCCGCGGGGTTATTGCCCGGGCCGGCCCAGGGATTGACAAGTGCAACGGCAGTAAGCGCAGGGGGAGAAAATGGCGCATAGAAAAATATTTGCCAAGGTCGGCAATGTGTACGGGCGGCTAACGGTGATCGAATTGTTACCCGCTGTAAAGAGCCATTACAAAGCAAGGTGCGTATGTGTGTGTGGCAAGGAAAGCGTGTGCAATATAACAAGTCTGGCAAGCGGCAGGATACAATCATGCGGGTGCGCGAAGCGGGAAAAATTACAGGAAAAAAACTTTAAGCACGGCATGTCAGGATCGCGGATATATGTCAACTGGAAAGGAATGTTAGCCCGTTGCGAAAATAAGAATCATTCTAAGTATTCAAACTACGGCGGGCGCGGTATATCAGTTTGTAAAGAATGGCATGACTTCAATGCATTTTACGCATGGGCTATACAAGCCGGATACGCTGACGGGTTGCAGATAGACCGCATAGACAATAACGGAAATTACTGCCCAGAGAATTGTCGGTGGGTGTCAGTTAAAGACAATTGCAGGAACCGTCGCAGTAGCAAATATATAACAATAAGCAATGAGACAAAAACATTGGCAGAATGGGCGGAAATTGCCGGGCTGTCGAGAGGAACTATAGAGCGCAGATTGAAACTAGGATGGAGCGGCGGACGGCTATTGCTTTCCGCAAGAAAGGGAGTTGTATGAAAAACAGCTTTTATAAAATGCAGCAGATCAGGGCAGAATCCGGCAATGCTGTCGGGCGCATAGATTTTTATGGAGAAATAAGTTCTGTTGAAATGTGGGGCAATGAGGTAACTCCCAAAAAGTTTAGAGATGACCTTTTGTCGTTAGGCAAGGTAAGCGGATATGAGGTTCATGTGTTTAGCAACGGAGGGTGTCCTTTTTCCGCATTGGCTATATACGCCATAATGAGCGGATTGCAAGAACCGGTAAACGTGTATGTCGACGGTATTGCGGCTTCGGCGGCAACATTAATATTATGCGCTGGCAACACCGTGTACATGGACGAGACATCTATGCTGATGGTGCATAACCCGTATCAGTTATTATGCTTTGCTGGCCTCAATGCAAAAGATGCGCGGGAACTGGCTGATGAGCTTGATAAAATCCGTGAGCCAATGATCACAGCGTACATGAAAAAATCCAGCAAAACTCGTGATGAAGTAATTGCGCTTATGGACGGTGAAACAGGCAACGGCACTTGGCTAACTGCGGCTGAGGCAATTGAGTTCGGATTAGCCGATGCGTATACGCCTGAAAATAAGAAACCGTTAGAAGTCGCCGCTCTGATAAGCCCAGGGGTGTATAACTATCGGGGTCATAAAATTGACCTGACAAATTTTGAGAAAGCGGCGGAGAAAACTGCCGGAAAAATAAACGCAAGGGGAGGAAATAGCCCTATGGCATTTTGGAACAAAAAGAAGAAACAGCCAGCCAAACCAAAAAAAGAAACACGCGCTGAAATTACGTTTGTTGAAATGGTTTGTCCGAGCTGTAGCGGGGCCGTGTATTTGAACCAGGAGAGCGGTGAAACGTTCGCCGGGGGAACTCAAACGGAAGAACCCGATGACAATGGGGAAAACACCCAAGCATCGGCAACCCTGGCAAGGCGGATGCCCGGAAATGTAAGGGCAGAGATTTACACGGTAGATTGCCCTCATTGTGGCAACGAGTTTATCTGGGATACGGATGCCCAGTCTGACGGCGAACAGGGCCAGCAGGCAACGGACACAGCCCCGATTGGCGGTAGTACTGATGATAATGCTCAGGATCAAACCCAAGCTTCATCTCCGTCTGCGGAGGCGGCAACTGCCGTCTGTTCAAGCTGCGGCGCGCAAGTCGGGTACGATACCGCAACGGCAGAAACGGGGACTGATGCCGCGGGGACGGAAGGCTACTTGCTGACTTGCGCCTCATGCAACACCCAGTTCGTGGAACCGTATCCGGCGTCCGACCCAGGCGCGGTTCCTGTCGGGGCAGCGGCTCAGGCCGCATACCGGGCGGGGGTACAGGCAGAGCGGAGGCGGATACTTGCGCTGGATGAAATGCAGATGGCTGCCCCTGGCGCGGCCGCCATGATTCAGGCCGCAAAGAGGTCAGGGACATCCGTTGAAACGATGGGCCGAAACGTCATCAAGGCATTGGCCGCTCATCCGCAAAACAGGAACATGGGCGCGGGACAGTTTGCCGCCGCGCAAAATCGGGACTTTCAGGCAAGCGGCGTGAATCAGATGCGGACTCCGCAGCACGCTGCCAAGCCCAAGAGCATACAGGAAGCGGCGTATGAAAGGTATGCCGCCGAATACAACAAGGGGAGAGGGGGTAAAAGCAATGAGCAAGCGTAATTTGTTCAATCCGCAAATCGCGCAGTCGGAAACTGACGATCTGTATAACGGTACGCTGGTTTTCCGCAAGACAAGGCCGATAGATATAACTTCGGCCGGAGCGTCCGGGGTCGTAAAACGGGGTACACCGATGCAGACCAATGACGGCGAGGCATTCTGGCAGTGGGGTCCTGCTTTGGAAAATGCAGACGATCCGCCTATCGCTGGCATTTTGCTGTTTGACATTGACTTGTCGGAAACAGAAGAAGCGCAAAACGCCGTTTTGGGATACACCGGCGAATTCAACCGCAACAAATTAGAGGAAGCACTCGGTGGGACGTTACCCGAGGTGGTTATTGCCCAGGCGTTCAAGGATAACATCCATATCACCGCCAGCTTCAAATATCCGGACGTTGAATCATTCCCGCTGGGATAACAGGGAGGCACATAAATGGCTCAGAGTATAAACACAACTACAAGGAATGGGGTACAGCGGACGCAGATCGCTCCCATCGAAACAATTCTGCCGAAATCGCGGTTTTTCAGTACCCACTTTATGAGAGGGGCAAGTGAATTTTTGCCATCCGCTGAAGTGGAGTGGGACTATTTGACAAAGGGAGCACCTTTGGCGCGTTTTGTCGGTGACGGCTTAACTATTCCTCCGACAGAGCGCGGAAAATTCAAAACGGCAAAAATCGAAACGCCGAGGTACCAGCACCGTAAAGTTATCGGCCCCAACGACTTGAAGAATCGTTCTCCAGGCGAGCCCTATGGATCTATGCCGTCATCGATGTTCAAAACATTGGCAGAAAGAGCCGCAAGACTCAAGTTTGAAGATGATGTTGAATGCGTAGAGGCCGTTGCTGACACGCGGGAGCTTATCACCGCAAGATTTATAACAGAAGGCGTGGTCGATGTTATAGGTTATGGCGTTGAGAGGGAAATTGATTATAACCTGCCGAACAGAATAGTTTTGCTTGGCTCAGACCAAACCAGTTTCGCTGGCGATCCCTTTCCGTTCCTTCAAGCATGGATTCGCGGCCTTAAACGGCTGGGGTTCAAACCGACCGAAGCGATAATGTCACCCGAAGTTTGGGAATTTTTCGTGAGCAACGAAAAATGGCTTTCCCAGCTTGATAACCGGCGAATTGAAATGGGCAAAATTGCCCCTGTAGAAGAAGCCGAATACGGAGCCCCTTCCTATATGGGCACATCGAAAAATCCGTTCCTTGATTTTTATACACAGGAATCCGAGTACTACGATGTTGAAGCTGGACAGTTTAAGAGGCACCTTCCCGAAGGCTCCTTGATACTTGCAACGACAGAATCGAAGCAAAACCGATTTGCCTATGGCGCCATTGACTATCAGGAAAGAGGCGTATATCGCATAGTTTCTGGCGAGTTCATCAAGGAGGAATGGTACGACGACAGAGCGATGACCAGCGAAGTGCTGGTTACATCGAGGGCCGTCCCGGTTCCCCGCAATATAAGTTCGTGGCTTGTCGCCACAGTCATGTAAGGAGGCCGGTAAATGGCGAAGGTATATGTAACGCGCTGCATTGTCAAAAAAGACGGCAAGCAGTACAAGAAAGGTTCCGTCATAGAGGGCCTGTCGGAAAAAGAAATTGAACAGGGGCTTTCCCAGAAATGGCTTCTCTCAGTTGGCCATAACAATGATTCTGACGATTCTGACGAACTCGATGCATTCAAGGAGGACAAGAAGGAATCCAAGCGGAAGGGGCCAAGCAAAAAAAAGGAAGCTGAGCAAAAAGAAGCAGAGCAACAGGGCGGCTCCGTTCTTGACCAAATGTCCAAAGAAGATCTGATGCTGAAGGCTATCGAACTTAACATCGAAGTCAATGATACGATGACCGAAGCAGAGATAATCGCTTTGATTACCAAGGCAGAGCAAGCGTGACTTTTAAGGAACAGGTTAAAGCCGACATAGACAACGTTTTTTTCAACACAGACGAGTTTGCGGAAACTGTTGTCATTGACGGCAAACCTGTTCCCATAATTCTTGACAACGATTCATTATTGGCGGCGGAGTTTGCATTGGTATTGGCAGAGGGAGAACAATACATTTTCATCCGTGAAAAGGATATGCACCGCCTTCCACAACCTGGCGAACAAATAACCAAAGACAACAAGCAGTGGTATATAAGACCGCCGGTTGTCAGCAACATGGGTGTGTTTGCCCTACGAATTGGACGGGAGCGGGTACATGGTTGATCTGAATATTGAATTTGATCGCAAGAAATACGCCGATGTTATGCGGCGCGTATCTTTGCTGGCAAATGAAGCGCAGATAAACAAAGCCATCAACAGGGCCGCCAAACGTGCCGCAGATTCCGCAAGGACTGAAAGCACAAGGCAGATAGCCAGCGAGTATACCCTTCCTACGCCAGAGATAAGAAAAACGATAAAGACTCGTAATCTTTCTCCAGTTGGCGCAGCAATGCAAATAACCTCAAGTCCATTTGCACTACCAAAGTTCAAGGGGACTTTACCCAAAGAAGTTATGCCGCCCAAAAAAGGCCCAGTCAAGGTGGAGAACAAGAGAGGCAGTAGCGATGAGTTATCCGATGCTTTTGTTTCAATAATGCCAAACGGCCACAAAGGAGTTTTTGAGCGCAGTACCGAAGCGCAGTATCCTATCAGCCAGCTTTTTGGCCCATCCACAACAGGAATGTTCAAGGCCAATGAGAATGTCAATGAATCGGTAACGGAAAAAGCGCAAGAAATATTTGACAAGAGAATTATCCACGAACTTGAGAGGCTGATGTATGGTTAAGCTTTCAGACAATTCTCCTATGGGCCTTATAGACGCACTTTGCGAACGCATTGGAAAAGTGCTGGCAGATTCCTTCTGGTATCCCTCTGAATTTTCAGACGAGGAATTCCATTCGCCCCATGTTCACGCGCAGTATCTCCCGGTAAGCCTTACGGAATCAGAGGAACGTGACAAGTCTAAAGATTTTCCGTTAGTCCAGGTTGTTTGTACCGAAGGGCAGATAATTGATTTTGACCCAATCGCTAACGAATCTGGAATTAAACTGGAGATATATTTCGGTGGATACAGAAATGACCCGGATAACCAAGGCTGGCGCATTCCAATGGCGATGCTCTGGCGGGTTTTGCAGGACTTATTGGCGGACACTATTATCGGCGCATATCAGTTTGATGCTCCGGTAAAATGGACGCCTTTGAATTACAGGGAGCCGCCGTATTACACGGCGAAGCTCGAAACGATTTGGAAAGGCAGGCCGCCGGCAATTGAAGTTCCGGCGGTACTTTAGGGGAGGTTTAAGAAATGGCTTATTTTCATGGTATACGAATCACCGAAAGCCCAACGCCGTTACAGGTTCCGGCTGCGGTTGATTCTGCGCTGGCGGTAGCGGTCGGGGTTGCGCCGGTTCACAGGCTGGAAGATCCGGCAGTGGCGGTAAATAACCCGGCGCTTATAAGCAGCTTTGGAGAGGGCGTAGCGGACATGGGCTACATGGACGCGCCGCACTGGAAGAAATTTCCGCTGTCCATGATGCTGTTTTCGCAAACACGGCTTCACCGGGTAAGCCCGCTGGTGTTGATAAACGTGTGGAATCCGCTTACCGATATGCAAGAGGTTACGGAGACAGACATTCCTATTATCAACGGAATTGTAACGATTACCGATCCGATGGCAATGATAAGCAGGGTTACTGTTCACAGTGTAGCTGCAGGCCAGCCGGATTATGCCCGTGACGTTGATTACACGCTTGAGTATGACGGCGATAATTTGTTAATCAAAGTCATTAAGGGCGCTGGTATTCCTCCTGGGGCCGTATCGTTGACCGTTACTTACGGACAGGCTTCTGTTGACAATGTTGCCGCTTCTCACATTGCCGGCGGGGTCAACCCATCCACAAACGCGAAAACCGGCCTGTCGCTTGTTGATGAGGTTTTCATGCGTTTCCGCAGGATTCCCGGATTTATCCTTGCCCCTGGCTGGAGCGGAAACCCTGAAATAGCGGCGCTGATGATAGCCAAGGCTGAATTCCTTGAAGGCCAGTTTAGCTGTATTGCGTTAATTGACGCTCCCACAACCGGCGAGAATGCGGACTACCGGAATATCGTTCAGTGGAAAAACAATAACAGCATCGTAAGCCCGTTTGCATTCCTTGACTGGCCGTGCGTTGCTCTGGGCGATCAGGTCTTTTATCCGTCAGTGCGCTTGGCCGGTATGTACGGCGAAGTAGACAACCGTAACGGCGGACTGCCCTTTGAACAGGCATCAAACAAAACGCTTTCAATGACGCGGTTGTGCGATGAGGATGGCAATACCATCCCCATGATGTCGGTAACCGAAGCCAACGTGCTTAACGCCAACGGCATAGGGACATTTATCAACATGGACGGCTGGAGGGCTTGGGGTGTAGAAACAACGGCCTTCCCCGGCAACACGGACATAAAGGACTTTGAACGCGGCGTCCGCCGTATGTTCAGCTTTGTGCAGAACGTTGTGAACCGGACAATGTGGCAGAATGTTGACCGTCCGATGACGCGCCTGTTGATTGATACCATCCTGCTTACCGGCAATGAGTACATCAATACGCTTGTTTCGCGCAATGCCCTGCTTGGGGGCCGTGTTGAGTTCTTGCGGGCGGATAATAACAACCAAAGCCTTATGAGCGGCAAGCTGTTATTCCGCGTATTCATAACTCCGCCCGGGGCCGCAAAAGAAATTGAGTTCAATTTCGCGTATGACCCGGCATATCTTGAAGCCCTGTTTGCGTAAGGAGGCAGTAAAACTATGAGAGCAGGAATAGCCAAAATTAACAACGTTTTCAAGGCTTACGATTCCGCTACAGGCCGTGCGCTTGACGGAACCGTAACGGTTGAGCTTCCGAATTTTGAATTGCTTACGGAAACATACAAGGGAGCCGGGGCCGGTGCAGAGGTAAATGTCCCTGTTCCCGGCGTTATGAGCGCGATGACGGCGGTAATAAGCTGCCCGGTAATTTACGGGGAGATTACCCGCTATCTGGCATTGGGGACTACCCGGACGCTGGACTTGCGGAATGAAGTTATCGTAACCAACCCAAGCAATCACGAACTGCAAAAGGTTCCTAACCGGTGGGTACTGAAAGGGCCGTTAAGCGGTTCTAACCCCGGTTCGGTAGAACAGGGGGCTACAGGCGATGCGTCCATAACGATGCAGGTTTACTATGCCCACCACTGGCTTGACGGGGATGACATTCTGGAATGGGATCCGTTCAAGATGATTTACCGCGTTAATGGCGTTGACCTGATGGCAGCGACACGCCAAAACGTTCTTGTTGGATAGGAGGCTTAAATGTTTTGCGGAGTAGTTTCAGTAAAATTGTCAAAACCCGTTGTATGGGAAGGCAGGGAAATATCGTCAGTGGATTTGGATTTTAGCAAAGTTAACGGAGAGATTATAAATAAGTGTGAGCGTGCTATCTCTGGGAATACTATGGGAAGCATGCCATCCTTCAGCTCCGAATACTGCGGAAATATGGCCGCTTTAATTTCTGGAATCCCATTCCGAGCCCTGGAAAAAATGCCTTTTGCGGATTACAACGTCATACGGCAAACAGTCGGAGCCTTCGTTATGGAAAAAGATCCGCTGGAATTCTACAACCAGTTTGTGGGTAATGATGATGCGGGTTTTACCAGTCCGGCGGCTGCACCGGAAGAAAGCAGCCAAGATTAGAACAGTGGCCGTTTAGATATTCAAGCCCCGCTGATTATATTAGGTCTATCGTATCTGGGCTTGCGGTCATATTTCATACTCCGATAACGGACTTGGAAAAAATGCCGTTATCGGAGTTGCTGGAATATAACGCAATAGCCGAGGCGATAGTTAAAGAATCGCAAAAGCAAAAGCCGAGGTAAAACCATGTCAAAGGGCAGAAAAACAATATGGGATTTGTCTCTTGCAATAGCCGGGGAAGATAAAGGCGCAAAAGCGGCT